CCCATCACGCTTGTTTGCTCTCCAGAGCTAGCCCGCTGGCTCACAAGCGCCCCGTGCCCGAGCTTTTGGGGTTCGTTGCACAGCTTCATGGTCAAGGCGCACGATCCGAGCACAGGCGTCTATCTCTGGCCCCGCGTCGCCGAGACCGACGGGATGACGGGAATGGGAGGCGGGAGATGACAACCTGCCGCTCCTGCTCCGAAGCCCGTCGCGCCAGCAAGGCCAGCGTCAGTGCCATCGCGCGCGGCGATGTCCGAACCGCCGCGGCCCAGGCCAAGGAAGCTGCCGGGCACATCGCGGACAAGGCGAGGGCGGAGAGTGAGCGGGTGCGTAAGCTCCTGAGAAGGTGACAGACGTGGTGAAGAGCAAGGCCGATCCGCAGCCGATTGGCCGCCCCTCGAAGTACGACCCCGCCTATTGCCACGAAGAGCGCATACCCACAGAAGCCCGCCAGTCCATGCCTATGGAGTGCATGGGTGCGATGACTGAATGGGCGGTGCAGCATCCTAAGTGGCGCGTGGTAAGCTGGCGCTGCGGGGTGAGAGAGGAAGCGATATGACCTGGGAAGAGTTCTCGGCCCAAACCAAGGCCATCGCAGACGCGTACTCGCAGGAGCACAATGCTGCGGTGCTGTGCGTCACGACTGGTGGCCCTACAGGGTTCTGCGGCGCTTCAGCCTTCCATGGCTGCACAAAGCGCGACATATGGCATTTCATCGCCGCGCTCCAGTCCATGGAGCAGTCGGCGCGTGACGCGTTCCTCGATGGCAGCGACGCCGACCCGGAAGCTGCGATCCGTGCTATTGATGCGGAGGCGGTGTGAACGGTGTCGTTTTGACGTTCGAGGATTTGGTGCGGATCCATCATCCCGAGCTGGATGAACCAGCGGTAATAGAAGCCGCCGCTTCTATGCGCGGCGGGAAGATTGCCGTTCCCCCGTATTTTTCGGGGAAACCCACCCCCTTCGTCTCCTACATGTACGGCATCCCGCACCCGGACGATATGTGATGACTGGGCTCGGTGTTGTTGTTGACCTGATAGTCGTTATCGGCGTGTGCTCAATCGACATGCTCGTTTGCATCCCTCTTTATGTCGATTGGGCAGATGCTGTGCGTGGCCGCATTTGTCGGGAATGCCGAGACCTTTGAAAACAATCAACCGAAATCAAAATGGCTCGTGGCGGTAAGCGAGAGGGTTCCGGCCGCAAAAAGGGCTCCCTCACTGTTCGCACTCAGGAAGCGGCTGCGCGCGCCCTCGCCGATGGCACAAGCCCGCTCGACGTGATGCTGGCAAACATGCGCCATTTCCAGCAAGTGGCGATGGACGCAGAGGCAACGCTTGAGGGGTTGACGGTCCAAGAGATCACCGGCCGGGCCTCTTCGCCCGAAGAGCAATTCAAGCTGCTGCTCGCCAAAGCCAAGGAAGCCGCCGGGCTCCGGCAGATGGCTCATGATTGCGCGCGCGACGCGGCGCCGTACATCCATCCGAAGCTGAGCAGTGTAGCCCACACTGGCGCCGATGGCGGCCCGGTGCAATTCTCGTTCAAAACGATCTACGAACAGCGTGGAGATTGAGCGCCGGGTTCGCTGGTATCAGCGCCGATTCCATGAATACCTGGTCAACGGCGGCAAGCGCGCAATCGAGATCGCGCATCGGCGTTGGGGCAAGGACGAAATCACCCTAGGGGCTACATGCGAGCTGGCGCATAAGCGCATCGGTTCATACTGGCATTGCCTTCCCGAATATGAGCAGGCGCGCAAGGCGCTCTGGACGGCGATCAACCCGCATACTGGCAAGCGGAGGATAGACGAGGTGTTTCCTCCCGAGCTACGCGAGAGTAAGGATGAACAGCAGATGTTCATCAAGCTCAAGTGCGGGTCGACGTGGCAGCTTGTGGGCTCTGACCGATACAACAGCCTGGTTGGTGCCGGCATCTGCGGCGTGGTGTTCTCTGAGTGGGCTTTGGCTAACCCCAGCGCCTGGGGCTACATCCGGCCGATGATCGAGGAGAACGATGGCTGGGCCGCGTTCATCACGACGCCGCGCGGGCGCAACCACGCCAAGGCCATGTACGACATGGCGAAGGCGGACATGGAGAGCGGAGGCCGCTGGTTCGCTGAAATCAGCAGCGTTCACGAAACGGGGGCTCTTTCGCCGGCGCAGATTGCCGAGAGCCTTAAGGAGTACATCGCCCTCTATGGCGAGGACGTTGGAACAGCCCAGTTTCAGCAGGAATACGAATGCTCGTTCAACGCGGCGATCCTCGGCGCCTTCTACGCCAAGGAAATGCTAGCGGTTCGCAACAGTGGGCGCATTCTGGAATTTGAGCCGGACGACGCTTACCCGATCCATACGGCATGGGACATCGGCGTTCGGGACGACACGTCAATCTGGTGGTTCCAGGTTGTCGGTGGCCGGCCGATCATTCTGGACTGCTACACGGCCTCGGGGGCTGGCGTCGACCACTTCGCCGAGGTGATTGAGAAGCGAGGGTACTCCCGCAAAGGCTCGTTCGATTACGTGCCGCACGATGCGAAGGTCAAGGAGTGGGGGTCTTCCCGGACGCGCATCGAATCCATGATGTCGCTGGGCTTGAACCCGCGCCTTGTGCCCTCGGCTAGCAAGGCGGACGGCATCAACGCGGCTCGCATCACGCTTAAGACGGCGGTGTTTCACTCGCGCTGCGAGACAGGGATATCGGCGCTGGAGCAGTACCGCCGGGAATGGGACGACGAGCGGAAGGTATTCCGCGCTAACGAGGTGCATGACTGGTGTTTTGTTGGGGAAACCGAGGTTGTAACGCGTTACGGAACGTGTCAGATTAAGTCCTTGCCAAATCAAGGAGAAGTTCTGACGCCATGCGGATGGAAGCCCTACTTAAACCCAAGGGTGACGCGTGCAAATGCCCCACTTGTGGAGGTGGTGTTCGCAGACGGACTTACGGTGAGATGCACGCCGGATCACATGTTCATGACGGAGGGCGGGTGGATATCCGCCGAACGCCTCGTGAAGGGTTCATTGATCCAGTCGTGCTTGACGCCATCACGCAGTATTTCAATGGCACTCTCTACCGCCTGTATCCTAGCGACCGATACTTTGCGAAAGGCGGCTCACGCCTTCATAGAGATGTTTGGAAGGATGCCTTCGGTCAAATTCCGGTCGGGTGTCATATCCACCACAGAGACGATGACCCATCCAACAACCAGCTTTGGAACCTGGAATGCCTGCCGGCCGACGACCATCTTCAAGAAACGCTGGCAAGCCGGCGCAGCAGGGGTTGGAAAACAAGGTTCAACGAAACGGCTCGTGCAAGAGCCGCTGACTGGCATAGGTCAGAAGAGGGTAAGCTTTGGCACAAGCGCCACGCTGAGCGAACACAAAGTTGGACAAAGTGGAAGCGAGAAGACAAGCCTTGCGTTCATTGTTCGACAGTTTTTAAAGCGCTTGTTCGGAAAAGCGGGGCGTCTCAAAAGTTTTGTTCCGAAAAATGCAAAATGGCGAACTATCGCCAGCGTAAGAGAGCTGAACTTTAAGGAAGACGTTTGGTGCATCACGGTCCCTGGAGTTGAGGCTTTCGCCCTTAGCAACGGGGCCGTGGTTCACAATTGCTCGCACCTTTCGGACGCATTCCGCTATCTGTCGCTATCTTGGCGTGAGGTGGCGCCGAAGCCGGCGGTTCCAATTGGCGGCGTAGACCCTTTAGGCCGCGCCACCCCGATGAGCAAGCCGTTGCCCAAGCCGCTCCAGGAAATGAGCTACGACGAAATGCACCGGGCGATGCCCAAGAGAGGCCGGGAACGGTTATGACGTGGATCAACGCCTAATGCCCGTACAGCTCAGCCTAAAGCAGCTCGCTTTCATCGGCGAGGCCGCCACCCGCTTGCCCGAGGACGAAGTGAAGTCGGCGCACATCGAAGTCTCCCCGAACAGCCTGAACATGCGGGTCTACACGATGGATGGACGGGGCACGCTGGTTCACATGACGGCAAAGGAAGAGACGCAGGCGACGATGGTGCAGGTGCGGGAACTGGCGGCGGATCGCGTGGCGAGGGTCGGCTAAGTGATCGATCCGTTCCCTGCTGCGGACGCCACGCGCGAGCCTGTTCCCGGCGAACAGCCGGAGATCAAGAGCGCGTCGGCGTGGATGGACGAAATCCGTCAGGCGGACAAGGACAGTCAGAAGTGGCGTAACCGCGCCAAAAAGATCGTCAAGATCTACACCGAGGACCGCAGCGACAGCCAGCGCATCGACAAGCAGTATGCGATGCTGTGGGCGAACACGGAGGTGATCCGCCCGGCAGTTTACACCCGTGAGCCTAAGCCCGTCGTTTCCCGGCGCTTCAGCGACCGCGACCCGGTGGCCAAGAGTGCGGGTGAGGTGCTTGAGCGCTCACTGTCCAGCACGTTCGACCGTTCCAATCTGGACGCCTGCATGCGTCTGGTGCGGGATGACTTCGTGCTGGTGGCGCGGGGCACTGCCTGGGTTCGGTACGAGCCGAGCTTTATCGAGGTGCCGGCCGACGCGCAGACCGGGCTTGAGGCGTACGAGCAGCTTCAGGACGAAACGCTAGCCTACGACTTTGTGCCATGGCAGGACTTCATCGTCCCCAAGGCCAAGTGCTGGGATCAAGTGCCGTGGATCGGGCGCCGCGTCTACATGGACAAGAAGGCGATCACGGCGCGCTGGGGCGAGGAGAAGGCCAACCAGATCTGCAACGCCGTAGCGGCGTCCGGCAGCACGTCCGACTACATGTCGCGAGACAAGGCGGCGGCTCGCAACACCTACTGCATCTATGAGGTGTGGTCGAAGCGCGATCAGACCGTGGTGTGGGTGGCTGATGGCTACGAGAACATCATCGAGGAGACGCCGCCGCTCTATCCCCTGAGCGGGTTCTATCCGTGCCCGAAGCCGGCTTTCGGCACGATGGCGACGGATAGCGTGTTCCCGGTCCCGGACTATGTTTACTATCAGGACCAGGCGGAGGAAATCAACGAGCTGACCGGCCGCATCGGCGCCCTGACGGATGCTCTCAAGCTTGTCGGGTTCTATCCGGCGGGTGCCGAGGGAGAGATTTCCAACGCTATCGAACGGGCGTTGAACCCGAACACCGACAACATGATGATCCCCGTTCCGTCCTGGGCTGTGTGGCAGCAGGGCGGCGGAGTCAAGCAGATGATCGAGTGGCTTCCTGTCGATATGGTCGCCAAAGTGCTCCAAAACTGCATTGCCGTCCGCAAGCAGATGGTGGAGGACGTGTACCAGATCACGGGCATCAGCGACATTCTGCGCGGGTCCAGCGCGGCGAGCGAAACCGCCACGGCACAGCAGATCAAGGCGCAGTGGGGCGGCGTCCGCATCCGCGAGAAGCAGTACGAGTTGATGCGCTTTGCCCGCGACATCACCCGGATTTCGGCAGAGATCATCGCCGAGGTGTTCAAGCCGGAAACGCTATGGCGCATGAGCGGGATGAAATTCCCGACCATGGAGGAAAAGCAGAAATTCGAGGCTCAGCAGCAGATGCGCGCCAAGATGGCGCAGCAGGCCGCCCAGCAGCCGCCGCAGCCGCCTCCTCAGCCGGGATCGCCCCCGCAGGCTGCCGCGCCCGTTCCTGCCGCTCCGCAGCTTCCCGAGCCGCCCCCTGAACTTGTTCGCCTCATGAAGCAGCCGACGCAAGAGGAAATCGTTGCGCTCTTGAGAGACGACCGCGTACGCTCCTATCGCGTGGACATCGAGACGGACTCGACCATTGAGGCGGACGAGCAAGCTGAGAAGGCAAGCCGCAACGAGTTCATCCAAGTAGTTGGCGGGTTCCTCGGTCAGGCCATCCCAATGGCGAGGGAAGCCCCGGCGTTTGTGCCGGCCATGGGCGACATGCTGATGTTCGTCGCGCGCGCCTATCGGGCTGGTAGGGGGCTTGAAGACAGCATCGAGAGCGCTGTTGAGGAAATGGTGCAGCAGGCCGACACAGCCCGTAAGCAGCCGCCCCCGCCGGACCCGAAGCTCATTGTTGAGCAGGAAAAGCTCAAGGTCGAGCAGGAAAAGAACAAGGGCGACTTCGCGCTTCGCCAGGAGCAGCTAAATCTCGACAAAGCCAAGCTTGCTCAAGATCGCATGGGAATGGAAGTGTCCGCCTTGACCGGCGGCGTCATGGACCCGTCCATGGTTGTCGGCGCCATGGACCGCCTCATGCAGATGACGCAGCAGACGCAGCAGGCTGTGCAGATGCTCACCGCGCAGCAGGCCGCGCCTGCCGAGATCATCCGAGATGGGGCAGGTGAGCCTGTCGCAATCCGCAAAGGCTCCATTACCCGCCAGATCCTGCGCGGGCCAGACGGCGCAATCGCCGGCATCCAATAGGAATTGGCACATGAGCTTTACCAACGCGGCTGAGAACTCCATTCTCAACCTGATCTTTCGCGCGGAGGCATGGGCGAACATCGCCGATAATGCCGCATCGTCTCCCCTCACCAATCTCTACGTTTCGCTGCATACGGCCGACCCCGGCGAGACGGGCAACCAGTCGACCAGCGAAATCGCTTACACGTCCTATGCGCGCGTCGCTGTGGCCCGATCCAGTTCGGGATGGACCTCATCCACGGCCGGCAGCACGTCGCCCGTGGCGAGCATCACTTTCCCGGCCGGCACTGGCGGCTCTGGCACGGCGAGTTATTTTGGCGTTGGTTCCGCCTCCAGCAGCACCGGCAACCTCTATCTTTCTGGAACGGTGACGCCCAACATCGTTTGCGGCAACGGCATCACGCCGTCCCTGACCACAGCGACAACCATTTCGCTGGATTGATGCCATGCCGATTGTGGAAGCTGTAGGCGCGGCGTCCGTGGCGATGCCGGGCGCGGACAGGTCTGTCTCGCGCGACGTACAAGCCGCGATGACGCAAGCTATCCAGCGCGCCTATGCGGCGGGGGTTACGGACCCGGAAGAAATCCGTCGTCGAATGCTCGTAGCAAGGGAGCGTGTCAAGGCAGAACGTAAATGACCTATTCGGCCACGCTGACAATTGGCAACAGTGGAACCGAATACGGTTATCTAGACGGATCCTATGGTTCAGTTTCGGTTCCTGGGGGCGCTCCGGCAATCTACGCGCTCGTTTGGAATGTGTCGTCGTCTCCACCTGCTTCGTTTTATTTTGCGCCGGAGGCCAACTCTCCCTTGGCGATGAGC